AACGGATTGCTCGCATTCTTCTGCGAGATCGTCCGCCGCGAGGCACTCGAAGAGGTTGGACCGTTGAGCGAGGAGTACGGCCTCGGCTATGGAGAGGACGACGACTACTGCATCAGGATGCGTCAGGCCGGCTGGAAGCTGGGAATCGCGAACGACGCCTGGGTCGACCACGACCACCACGCCACCTATCGTGTGACCATCGGCGAGGAAGGCATGGAACGCGAAGGCCAGCAGGGACTCGCCCTCTTGCGCGAGAAATACGGGGCTGTCGTATGACCGCTGTTGCGACCACCAGGGGCAAGGAGATTGCGGAGTGGGCGATCCGTGCTGACGCCTCACAGAAGATGGACGAGTTCGAGCATCTCGTCGATCTGGTGGTGGAGCTCGAGCCGAAGGTGATCCTTGAGATCGGCAGCAAATGCGGTGGTTCGCTGCTCGCATGGCGTCTCGCAGCTCCCGACGCGAAGATCATCAGCGTCAGCCTCACCGATGGTCCGTTCGGCGGTGGAAGCGTTGGGGGTCAAACGATCGAGGGAGAGATCGAACATTGGCTCAACGTGAACTCTCATGAGCAGAGCACGCTGACCACGGTCATGAAGATCCTCCGCAATGAACCGGTCGACTTTCTCTTCATCGACGGAGACCACACCTACGAAGGCGTCCTCCAAGACTTCGCGATGTATAGCTGGCTCGTCAGAAGGGGTGGCCTGATCGCCTTCCACGACATCCTGCCGCATCCCACCGAGACCGGTGTGTTCGTGAGGAAGCTGTGGAAGCAGTTGACGCCGAGATTCGAGACGCAAGAGTTCTTGGGTGACGAGCGACGTGACATGGAATTGTGGGGCGGGATCGGGGTTATTACGTGGTGACGATAAGCGTGATAATCCCGACCATCGGACGCGACTCGCTGGCCGCCGCGAAAGAATCATGTGCCGGCGCTGACGAGAACATCATCATCGAGAACCATGATGGAGACCACGGCTACTCGGCGCGCACGAGAGGCATCCAGAAGGCCACAGGAAGCCATCTGGCGTTCCTCGACGACGACGACGTCTACACGGCAGGGACGATCGAGTTGATGCGTGAGGCAGCTTGTGACGTGCCGGTCATCTTCAAGATGGACCACCACCAGCATGGAGTCATGTGGCGTCATCCGTGGCTCGAGTTCGGCAACGTCGGCACTCCTATGTTCCTTGTGCCGAACCGGCCAGAGGAGTTGGGCGAATGGAAGGAGCACGCGCCAGGGTTCGCGGAGCCGGGCGGCGACTTCTCGTTCATCAGCGGATGCGTCGAGAAGATGGGCGGACCCGAGTGGCGCGACGAGATCATCTGCATGGTCAGGCCCGACTTCCCGACGATCGCGATCGTGACTCCCTGGCTGAACGGACTCGAGTTCGCGGACGCCTATTTCGCAGCCGTGAACCGTCGCAGTCCAAGAGACGAGGTCATCGTCGTGGACGATGGCTCCAACCAGCATCTCCCGTTCGCGCAGATCCGTAACGACGAGTCGACAGGGTTCGGCTCGACATGCAACCAGGGGCTACGAGCAGCCAAGTCCGACATCGTCTTGTTCCTCAACAACGATGTGGTGGCGCGAGAATCGCGCTGGCTCGAGCCGATCCGCGAAGCCATAGAGCCGGGAGTCCTTGTCGGAGCCCAGTTGCGCGACGACCCGCACGGCTCAGTCGATGGAACACCGTTGCCTTACCTGGACGGATGGTGCCTCGCCGGCATGAGAGACGACCTCCTAGAGATCGGCGGCTTCGACGAGGACTTCCAGCCGCCCGCCTATTACGAGGACAACGACCTTTGCCTCCGTGCCCGTATGGCAGGCATGACTCTCCGAGAGGTGCGCGTACCACTCCACCACATCCGTAACGGAACCATGAAACCCGACGACCCGAAGGTTCGCGCCGCGACGTTGGCGAACCGGGAACGGTTCATCGCTCGAGCGAGGGAGGCGCTGACTCTTGCCTACTAACTACATCACCAGCACCCAGTTGAAGAACACGCTCGAGATCGGGACAGCCACCTACGCCGATGATGACATCACCACCGCCATCTCCTCGGCGAGCAGAGTCATCGACGCCTACAAGGACACCAAGTTCTATCCCGTCGCCGAGACGCGCCGGTACACGGCGAACGTGAACGAGTGCAGCATCCAGATTGACGATCTCGTGACGCTTACCGCGTTGAAGGTGGACATGCAAGGAGACGGCACCTATGACACGACGTGGACGGTCGACGTCGACTTCTACCTCGAGCCGATCAACGCCGCTCTCGACAGCAGGCCGTACAACCAAGTCACGCTGAGACCGCAGGGCGGAGACATCTGGCCGCCGTTCGACTACGGCGTCCAGATTGGTGGGACGTTCGGCTGGTCAACGGCCCCGTATCAGGTGACGCAGGCGACAACGATCCTCGCCGGCCGCTACCTCAAAAGGGCACGCGAGACGCCATACGGGATCCTGACAGTCGGCACCGATGCAATCGCCGCGGCCCGTCTCGGCAAGATCGACCCTGACGTCAGCTTCCTCCTCGACAACCTCGACGCCGATGAGCCGCTTCTCATCTTGTGACAGTCGAGACCTCACAGATCCGTGCCGGGCTAGTCGCGAACATCAAGGCGACGGTTGGGAGCACCGCTCAGGTAACTCCATATAAGACTCAGTCTCCTACTCCGCCCATGCTGCAAGTCACGGGCTTCGGTGAGTTGGTGAGGGTCGCGATGGGTTCCTGGCAAATGGAGTTTCTTGTTCAGGGACTCGCAGGAGCACCCACGCAGGAGTCAGCGCAGATGAGACTGGACGGGTGGATCTCACCACTCGGTACGACAAGTATTTGGAAGGCGATCGAATCCGACAAGACACTCGGAGGGGTCGTCAACAACGCCATAGTCACCAGATGTGACGGTGCCCAATTCCTAGAGACGCCCAGTGGTGAAGTTTGGGGTACTACTTGGCATATCCAGATCGAGCTCTAACCGGGACGCATGTGCATATCCATCCATAGTCCCGAAGGGAGCTGACCGTGGCAAAGTTTGCCGCAACCGATGTTCTAGTGCTCATCAACAGCACGAACATCTCCGACTGGTGCGTTTCCGTCGACACGCCGGATGCACGCACCCAGATCGACGTGTCGGGGTTCAACCCGACCAGCACATCGGAGTTCGTCACCGGACGCCGCACACAGTCAGCCGTCGTCCAGATTTTGCAGGACTTCGGCAACACCCAGATCCACCAGTTGCTCAACCCGCTCTACACGAGCAGCACGGCGACGTTCGCGTTCGAGGTCAGGCCGACCTCGGCTGCACGGTCAGCCACGAACCCGTGGTATGGCGGGACCGCCCAGCTCTACGAATACGACGCCTTGAACGCGCAGTTGGACGCTCGCGCGGAGATCACGGCGACGATCCTGCCGGCGTCAGGTGCCGTCTGGGCGTGGGCGACGAGCTAGATGCCTGACGAGTTCGTAGTCAGCGGCCTATCGGAGTTGTTGAAAGCGTCGAAGGCTATGGGCAGCGCAACGAACAAGGAGGTGCGGGAGGCGTTCCGCGAAGCAGGAGACATCGTCAAAGTGGACGCCGTCCCGCGCCTCGCCAAATACAGCACCAAGTCGGCGGCAGGATTCAAGGTCCGCGTCCGTCAGCGCGGAGTCGCCGTCGAGCAGTCACTTCTCAAGACGACAGGGAAGCGGCCCGACTGGGGCTCGTTGCAGATGAGGAAGGCTTTGCTACCGGCGGTGACGAAGACGATGCCGGAGTTGGAAGCAGAGTTCGTGAAGGCGATCGACAAGATCGCCACCATTTTCGAGACGTACTAGGAGGCCGGGACATGGCACAGGAAGCTGGTTTTGAGTTGAAGTTCCCCGACGCGGACTCGGAGTTCTTCCCGTTCGCGATCGGGATGAGCGGCGCGAAGGACTTGAAGATCATCGACCGTTGCACCCAGATGCCCTTGGACGAGTTCGCGGAGGCGTTCGATGATCCGTCGCAGCGTGGCCGTGGCCCGATGATGCTCGCCATGATCGGCCTCAGCATCCGCGCCAAGCATCCCGACTGGTCGGTGGAACGCATCATGCTGCTCGTCGACGAGCTCGAGTTGAACGAGGTCACGTTCCTGGGGTCGGAAGAGGAGGAGTCGAACGGGGCGGTCCCTTTGACCGAGGAGCCGAAGCCAGAGGACGACGCAAGCAGCTCCGGCTCGCCATCCGACGAATCCGAGTCATCTGTGACCCCAGCGGAGACATCTGCTCCCGAACCGAGCCCCTCGACATCCGAGGGTTCCAGCGAGACCCCAGCCTGATGTGGGCGCCGTGGATGTTGAAGTTCAACCTGCACCGCGGCGACATCGTCGATGACAACATCAGCCTGTTCGAGATCATCGCCCTCTGGGATGCCGTGAAGGAAGGCGTCTAGTTGAACACGTTTAGTCGCAGGGTTGGTGTCGAGTTCTTCGGTGACGCCGCATCGCTCAACAAGACGTTCACTGAGGTCGGCGTCGCGACGAAACAGTATGCGACTCTTTCGACTGAGGCTCAGGCGAAGGTCACGAAGAGCGTCCTTGACGGTACGGCGACCAGGATCGCGGCTACCAAGCAGAGCATCGCCTCATTCCAGTTGGCGTCTGAGAGTTACGTCAAAGGCTCCGACCAGCAGATAGCTGCTGCCTACCAGTTGGGGATCGCGCAGAAGCGGCTGGCTGTCCTGACGGGTGAGACCGCGACTTCGACGCTGGCGTTCAGCGCGAAGTCTAAGACGGCGGAACGTGACTTCGGCAAGACGACGAGAGGCATCCTCGCCGGCTCCGGTGCGTTCACTAGCCTCGGCCGCTCGCTCGCATTCGCGTCCGGCGGGTTCCTTCTGTTCGCGTCCGGCGCCGCCCTTATCCGCAAGAGCATCGACGCAGCCAGAGAGTTCGCCGTGGCGCAACGTCAGGTGACGCGGCAGCTACAGGTGAGCGGGAAGTCGTGGGCGGACTATGGGGCTCGCATCAACGAAGCCGATCTGAAACTCAGTCACGTCTCTGGATTCACGAACAAGGATCTCCTTACCTCGTTCACGACCCTGTTCCGCGTCACGAACAACGTCGGTAAAGCACTCCATCTCAACTCTGTCGCAGCCGACGTGGCCCGGGGACGCAACATCAGCCTCGCCGCAGCATCGAACGCGCTCGCCAAGGCTGCCGCTGGCTCGTTCAGCGCACTCCGTAGGTTGAACATCGTGATCCCAAAGGGCGCCACTGAATTGCAGGCGCTCGCGTTCGTGCAGCGTAAGTATGCAGGTCAGGCTGAGTCAGGGACTACGACAACGCAAAGGTTCAGCGCCACGCTGACGAACACGGAGGAGATCATCGGTAAGGCTCTCTTGCCCTCCGTGAACAAGTTGGTCGTTGGCTTGGGTAACTGGCTGTCGAAGATGAACGAGACCGGCAGGTTGCAGAAGGATGTCAACGACATCACGAAAGTCGCGGGCGAATTGTTCCGGGCGCTCGGAGACGCGATCGGTGCAGTTGACAAGGTGACCGGATCGTTCAAGAAGACGCTTGAGATCCTGTTGGGTATCTACACGGTGTCGAAGATCGTCGCGTTGACGACGGCCGTGAGCGGACTCGCATCGAAGTGGGGACTGGTCGCGACGGCTGCTGGTGAAGCGGCGACAGCTCAGACCGCCGCTCTAGGTGCAGGCGGAGCAGCCGGCGGAGCCGCGGGTGGCGCCGCTGCGCGATCAGGAGTGGTGTCCCGTGTCTCCCAATATGCGTCGGTTGGTGAAGGAGCAGCCGCTGGGGCAGCTTCTCGCCGGTTCCTGCCAGGAGCAGCAGATGTCGCTCCGTTGACGATCCCCGCAATCCTTCTCCTCACCGATACCAAGGTCACAGCTAACGCGAGGAAGGAACTCCACGACTTCATCCACGGAAGCGTCGGCGATGGACTCAAATCCGGGGTCTCGGCTGGACTCGCTGCGGCGAAGAGACTCGGTTTCCTGACCGCGAATACTCTCACCACTCCATTCACGGGGCAGCTTCCAATCGCCGGATTCAAGGCTCTGTTCGGAAGCGGTGGAGGAGGAGGTAACGCCCCCCCGTTCTCGCCCGCGATCACGCGAGGAAGCGGTGTTCCGTCAGCGTTCCAATTCCCGCTAGGAGCCGGCGGAGGACAGGCCGGTGGCGCCAAGGGTCCGATCCAACAATGGGCAGCCTTCAAGTTGACGATCGCAGAGAACGTCGCCCAAGCACAAGCCGCACTCACCAAATCCACGACAGACGACGTCGCAGCCGCGAAGCAGATCATCGCTCGCATCAAGCGCATCATCGCGGCAGGACATCTCCACGGTGACGCGCTCGTCCAAGCCTTACAAGCAGAAGCCGGCGCGATCGGGACCATCCAGAGCGCAGCCGCGGCAGCATCCGCAAAGCGACAGGCCGCAGCAGCCAAGGCACAAGCCGCCGCATCCACATTCCAGCTTCCGGCAGCACTCCAAGTCGCTCAGGCTCGCCTACAAGCCTACGGGGGAGACCAGACCAAGTTGCTCCACGAGGTTATCGCTGTCGCGCAGAAGGCGATCAAGTCCGGCAAGAAAAACTGGCAGGGAGTCATCGCCGCACTGAACGTGATCGGTTCGGCGCGGCAGCAACTCGCAACCCAGACCGTCCAGAACTTCCAGGCGTCTGCGAAGTTGACACTCGCCATCGCCAAGGATCAGGCGCTCGGAAGGAGTCAGACTCAGGATCTACTCAAGTTGCGGAAGGCGATCCTCCACTTCATCGCCACCCACAAGAAGAACATCGCCGCCGTCACTGACGCCTACAACCAGTTATACGCCGTCAACCAGCAACTCGGACAGACAGCCGCATCAGCCCTGGGAGGGTTCAAGCAGGCGTCCACTCGAGCCTTGACGAAGGGACTCGGCCTCACAGACGCTCAACGACGCGCACTCAGGGCGCGTCTGTCACAGCTCGGCCCCGGCGGGACAATCCCCGGTTCCGGGGTTGGAGCAGCCGGGTTCATCATCGGAACCGACGGTCGGCCGCTGATCGTCCACACCCATGTGAACATCGACGGGAAACGTGTCGCCAACAACGTCACCCGCCACCAGCAACGCCACCGCAGACGTAACCCGCACCAGCGGCGCGGTCCTAACGCGGGCGGCTAATGGCCGCCACATGGCAATACGACGGGACGGGCACCCTCATCGTCTCGATCGACGACGCCATCGCCGGCGACTACTACGAACTCTCCTGTTCCGATAGCGGCTCCGCAGTCATCACGGCGGTAGCAACTGGCGCTTCCCTGACGATGACGACGACGGGGGTTGGTGGTGATGGGGCCGGTTTCCTGTTCGGCGCCTACATCTACCACGGCGACAGCAGCAGCGTCAGTACATCTGACCCGTGCCTTTACGACAACATCTTCTCCGAAGGAACGGGATCCACGTCCGGCCACGTCTTCACGCCCGTCACATGGGTCTACAACGGCACGAACTCGCTCGCCGTCACCTTCACCGCAGTTGGAGGAGTCACCTACGAACTTGACGCCTATACCGGTGTAGGACTCCCCGACTCTACGACCGCAGGCCCGTTCACGGGCGGCACAAGCCACACCATTACGCTCACCACCACGTCTCCGACTGATCCTGCTGGCAAAAGTTTCGTTGGTCTCCTACAGAACCATTCGGATGGAAACGAATACTGCAACCGCATCTTTGTTGGAGGCGTGGCGAGCGCCGGCGCGTCGGGTAATCCGACTGCGACGCCAACCCAGAACCCAGCGGGGCGCGTCCTCATCGCCTTCGACGACGGACCATTGGTGGCGAACCCAACGTGGACGGTCATCGACCAGGGAGGATTGTTCCCCAACTCGTTCGTCTCCGGCTACGACATAACGAGCGGACGGCAAACCCTGCTCGCGCAAACCGACACCGGGAGCGCGACCGTCTACATCAACGACCACGACCTCGCCCTCTTCGATCCGAGGAACGCCTCGAGCCCGTACTTTCAGAAGCTCGACGGCCGCCAGATCATGTTGCAGCTCTACGATCCGATCGCTGCCTCGTGGGAGTCACAGTTCCGCGGGCACATCGACAACGTCACCTATGACATAGACGACGCCTCCGACGAGAACGGAGACCCAGTCAACGCGAGCATCCAGTTGGAGTGCGTCGACATCTTCGACTACCTCGCAGGGTACGGTCTCACTCCCGGCCTGGATGGTGTCCTACCAACACTTCCGGGGTCTGAGGACAGCGTCTACTACGCGCAGACGACTGGGACGGTGGACGACAGGATCATCGAGATCCTCGCCGACGTCCTGATCGACTCAACCAGGAGCATCGTGTTCAGCGGAAATGTCTCGGTTCAGGAGACCAAATACAACGCTGACGAGTCCGCTCTCACCGCTCTTCGTGACGCAGCCGATGCAGAGTTTCCCTTCATCGCGAATCTGTACGTGGATCGTCAGGGCCGCGTGGTGTTCCACGGGAGGTATGGGCGCTTCGACCCTGACGGGGTCGCAGCCGACGCCGGCACGGCACGCTGGGACTTCCACAACTGGCAGCTCGGTGACGGCAAGGCGGTCCTCGCCGACGCGACACGCACCCAGATCCGTGTCCTCTCCTATGGCCGCGGACGGTCAGAGGTGATAAACGTAGCCGTCGCATATCCGGCGAATACGCCGCCCGCACAGATGCCGTCCCAGGTGTACGCCGACACGACCAGCATCGAAGACTTCGGCAAGCACGCAGCACCTCCGATGAGCGATCTGCTGGTTGAGCGCGGGATCTTCGACAGCACGGCAAACTACCCGGAGACGCTCATGTACGCGGAACTGCTGGTCAAGAACCAGAAGGATCCGCGAGAGTCGATCACCGCCATCCAGTTGAAGTCGATCAACCCGTCAACACCGAGGGCTGCGAATGTCTGGTCGTGTCTGACGAAGTCGGATGTGAGCGACACCGTGAACGTGAAAGTCGGCTACCCGGACGGGACCGGGTTCACCGGAGGCGCAACCGCCGACCGCTACTTCGTCGAGGGACGCCAGATGACCGTAAGGCCGGCCAACGCCAGCTTTGACTATGTGGAGTTGAACCTCGAGCTGTCACCGTTTGTCTGGTCCGCCGACACCCACTCCGTGTTTCCGGCGCGCGCATGAGCGACCGTCCCTATCTACAGCACGGCTCGAGGCACGGCGCCAATGGGACGGACCCGATTCCAGGAATCGGCCAGGTTCCCTTCGCGTCCCTCACAAACGGCGGCACACCGCAGACCGTCACCGGAGCGGGCACCAACCAGTTCCTCTCAATGGAAGGAGGAACCGCGGGAGCCCTTTTCGAGACGAGCGACAGCGCCGTCTTCTCAAATGCGAACGGCAGCGGACAGTCCGGTGATCCGTGGGGGATCAAGTGCCTGTTGAACGGCACCTACATCGTCAGCGAGAACTATTTTGTGACGGGCGGAACGGCGGGAGTTGCGTTCACCACGTATCACTCTCTCATTGGCGGACACACGATTAGCTTCTACCAGCCCGGGCGAACCGGCGCAGTCGTCGGAGATACCTGGGATGGTGGAGCGCCAGGGAAGGTCCACACGTTCTTCTGGGAACTGGGCGATGCCACAGCGGGAAACCCTGCACCCATGTGGATCCTTCCCTACGCCAATTTGGCGTCTGGTTCAAGCATCACAGTTGCCGTTCAAACGTTCGTGCAGTATCTAGGACCATACGCTGGCGGCAACATCTAGATGGGGTGGGATCTTCTAATACCAAAGGGATGGTCCGGACTGCTCGCAGTCTCCGGAGTGATCTATGGAGTGTTCGGAACCGTCCGCTTCTCAGACACGGTCACCATCGGCTCGATCATCGTCGCGTCGCTGGTCGTCATCGCCGGCGGAGTTTTCAGCTTCCGCAACAACATGCGAACCTTCTGGCGCAACCTCGCCGAAGAGAGGCAGGAGCAGATCAGAGTCCTCGAGGAGCACGCTCGAGAGAGAGAAGAACACACGCTCGAACTACAAGAGCAGTACCACGAGCAACTAGCCACGTCCGCGGAACAGCAGAGACTTCTTCGCCATGAACTAAAGAACGAGCTCGTAGCAGTCAAGGCTCTTCTCGCCGTCGAACACTCCAAGACCGACCTCTCCGCGCTTCTGGATTTGCTCGCGAGACAGCATGATGAGGCGATGCAGAGGATGAATATCGGCATGGAAAACCAGACGCGGATTCTAGGACTTCTGGGCGATAGAAGAAAAACGTGAACCGGCAACGCCGGAACCCAACCGGGAAGTAGGGACAACATGGACTGGAAAGATTCCATCAACGAAGGATCGATCGCTCTCGCACTCGTAGTCACCATCGCCGCCCTCGCCGTCGTCGTCATCGTCAGCGGCTCCGACGCGATCGGCGCTACCGGCCTCCGCGACCTCGCCATCCTTCTCGGCGGTGCCCTCGCTGGGACCAAAGTTCCGAAGTCGTGAGCGCCGCAACCGTTCTGCCGCACGTCCTCCCAGAGTTGAAGTGGCAGTCGACGCCGAACTGCGGCACCCGCAACGGGGCCAAGATCCGGCTCGTAGTCGTTCACCGTTGGGGCGTCCGCTTCACCGACGAACAGGCCGAGTCACGCTCCTATCAGGGCGTCATCAACTTCTTCAAGCAGCCCTCGAGCCAGGTCAGCGCGCACATCGTCTATCCGGGCTCCGCGGTACCGGGTGAGGCGACACAGATGGTGCCGTGGCATCAGAAAGCATGGGCGGAGGCGTACTACAACCCCGACGCGGTGGAGATCGAGAGCGCCGACGCTATCTGGCTGGGGGCCGACCCAGCAGGATTCCACCAGCTCGCTCGCATCACCGCCTATCTGCTCCACCATCATGGCCTGCCGCCGAAGGAGCTCGACGCCACAGGGATCGTCCACGGCACAGGGTTCTGCCGTCACGGAGACCTTGGACAACTCGGGGGCGGCCACACTTCCTGCCCGACCACGAACCCGCATCTCTGGTCGGCGTTCGCCGGCTTGGTGCGATACGAATATCATCGTGGTGGATTCAGGCCGGACTGGGGAAAGCCTTGAGTAGTTGGCGCGACCTGTTCGGCTACGCCACCATCAACAGCAAACTCGACGACATCACTAGGAGGCTCAAACTCATGGCAGCAGACCAGGCAGCACTTGACCAGGCAGTCGCCGATCTCGTCACCCACACCGACGCGATCGACGCGGCCGTCACAGCTCTCATCGACAAGATCAACTCGTCTCCCGCGGCCGCCGACTTCCAGGCTGAGGTCGACGCTCTCACCGCAGCAACGGGGAACCTCCAGACGGCAACCGCCGCAGCCAACACGGCTCTCAACCCGCCAGCATGAACATCAACCAGATCCCCGCACTCGCTGCAGTCGTCTGTTTCGCCGTTTCGCTCCTTTCGGCGGTCGGCGCGTTCAGCGCCAACGAGGCAGCATGGACAGCAGGAGGCCTGCTCTCTCTGGCTGTCGCTGTTCTCGCGCCGAAGCTGTGACCGACCAGACGTTCGGACCCTATCCGGCCAAGATCGTCGGCATCCACGATGGTGACACGATGACCCTCGACATCGACCTCGGGTTCGACCACATGATCGTCGGTGACGACTGGAACGGCAAGACACGGCTGGCCTGCCGTGTGGTGGGAATCAACGCGCCGGAGCTCTCAACGGTGGCTGGGAAGGCGGCGCTCGCCTACGCGCAGACGCTAATCAAGGTCGGCGACCTCGTTACGGTCGTCTCTCATGGCTGGGATAAGTACGGTGGCCGCTTCGACGGGGCGGTGACGCTCGCGAATGGTGCGAGCTATGGCGACGCGATGATCGCTGCGGGGCAGGCTGTGTTTTGGGATGGGACTGGGGCGAAGCCGGTCCCAACGTAAAGTCTGCTTGACTCTCGTGGCATGGGGTGGTAAGAATGCCACCCATGGATACACAGAGCAAGCCCAAAGGTCGGCCGATGCACGAAATACTCCGTATCGTCGCCGAGGACACCGCCCGCTTCGACGAATTCGCTGAGGCATGGCCCAACCTGACCATGCGTGAGCAGATCGCGCTCGTCGAGTATGCGAAGGAGCACGCCGCGTCAGCATGAGCAGCAACCAATACCTGACCGAGAAGGTCAACCTCAAACTCGACGTCGAACTCCTCGATGCGCTCAGGCGTCGCGCTGATTCCGAAGATCGGACGGTTGCTGCCGAGATTCGTCGCGCCCTTCGCTGGTGGTGCTTTATTCATCCAGCGGAAGACTCCGGTGAGGCGCCAGCATGACGATCCTCTCGCCGAAGCTGAACACCATCTGCGCCGTCCACGGCTGCACCACCGGCACCGAATACACGAGAGTCACGGCCAGCGGAGACCTTGTCGGCTACTGCCGCCAGCACGCGATCAAGGCTGCCGCCCTCTTCGACAAGCCGTTCACGAAATGACCGACGAGACCATGATCGAACAGCTCACAAAGGAACGCGACGAACTGCGAGCCGCACTTGTAGGAGTTGCCATGTTCATCGACACCGTCCTTTCCGTAGGCATCGTCGATCCTGACACCTATGAGAAGCTGTTCAAGGACAAGCCGTGACTTGTCCTCGCTGTGGCCGTGAGCAGCCGACCCTTGCCAGCCCCTGTCCTGAGTGTGGTTTGTTGGATTCGGGTGCCTTCAATCCCGGCCTGACACGACCGCCAGAAGTCGTGTGTGCCATAGACCCCCATGCCGGGGCGGAGACACCCGAATCGAGCAAGCCTAAGCCGCCTTCGGGGTCGGAACCACAGGCGACGCTGGATTCGCAGTCCTCCGTCTCGGCTGCCGTTGGTGGCGAGCAGCCGTCCGACCCCGAACTACGAGCCGCGTTCATGCGGGCGCACCGGGCATGGTCTCAGAGGTTCCAGCCGTGGCTGTTGATGGATGAGGAGTGGCTCAATGCGTGACCGCTTCGTAGTCCGCAGCACAACCGGCTACAAGATCAAACCGTCCACCGGCCTCTACACGGCTGGCAGCAAGGAAGCACCCACCAGCTACTACGTTCTCGATCGCGGTTACTGCTACCGCGTCGTCTACGCGGTCGACGGCCAGAATCACGGCAACCGCTTCAAGAAGATTACGGACGCCGATCGTCAGGCTATGGCTGAGGCGAAAGCCGACAAGCTGAACGCATGGGCGGCGACGGCATGAAAGCCAAGACGTGTGCCCGCTGCGGCAAGCGCCTCTCGCCGTTGCCGGTTCAGCGTGTCTACAGCCGCTTCACGAATCTCTACTACTGCGGCAATGTTGCGGCTTGCGCGAAGCGCCAACGCCGCAGGAAGAAGGTGGCAGCATGACTAAGTTCGTCGTAATGGACACCGGACCGTTATTCGATTCTTTGCTCGACAAGGCTGGAATCGACAAGACATACGTCAGCCGACTGATCCTGGATTTGGAGGTCGGCAGCGCAGGAAGACTTTACCTCGAGATGTTCGCCGACTCCGAAGTGCTCAGTCTCGCTTTGCCTAATGGCTTTCAGATCGGGACGGTGGAGAAGAGATGACCGACCTCGTCCAAAGCAAAATCATCGAACCCGGCGCATCGTTTGACGGCGGCACGGGTGAACTCGTCCCCTACCAGCCACCCACCACCGTCTCGCTGTTCGGCACCAACGACCCCGCCGGGGTTGTAGAGGCGGCTCGAGCAGCAGCCATCCCGCTCGTCGACGTCATCCGCAAACAAAAACTCAGCGTCAAGATCGGCCCCAGCGAGCACGTCCGCGTAGAAGGATGGACGCTACTCGGTTCGATGCTTGGTGTGTTCCCCGTCTGTGTGTGGACGCGCCAGCTCATGCGCGATGACCGCGAGTTCGGCTGGGAAGCTCGAGTAGAGGCTCATACGAGGTCTGGCGAGGTCGTCGGCGCTGCGGAGTCTCAATGCACGCGCGACGAGAACCAGTGGTCATGGGAGCCCACTGGAAAGAATGGACAGAAACTTTCCCCTCGCGACGACTACGCGCTCCGGTCGATGGCGCAGACCAGGGCGACGTCGAAGGCGCTGCGTCAGCCATTGGGGTTCGTGATGCAGTTGGCCGGGTTCAATCCGACGCCGGCGGAGGAGATGCCGCGCGACGAACCCAAGAAGCGCGCAGCTCAGAAGACTGAGTTGCCGGGCGAGACGTTCGAAGACATCTTCAAGGAGAGCCACACATCCGGCGAAACACCGACCAAGGCTGCGTCGACGAAGCTGAACCTGCTCGTCGTGGAACTGCGGGACGCGGGGAAGATCACGACGGAGCAGCTCTATCACTCTGTCGGTCTGATGCGCGATGTAGACCCGGACGATCTCGCGGCTGCGTTGCCCGATGCCCGTGATGAAATAGATGTGGCTTCGGGGACCTCCGAGTCCACGCTTCCAGGGAAACTCCACTGGGGGCCGCTGTCCAAGACGTTGTCGAAGGGTGAGGCCCACCAGTTGATCGATCGGTTGTCGAAGCTCCAGGCGGCGGAATGAACCTCGCCATCGGCCTCCTCATCCTCGCCCTCCTCGTCTCGATGCTCGTCGCCATGTGGGTGGACGTGACCGACGCTTGCCATGAGGCGTTCTTGGACGAAGTCTGGGACGACGAATGAGCGCCGACGATCGGGCGCTCACGCACCTCTCGCGTCTCGGCGTGAACCCGGTCGTCGCGCAGCGGCTACTTGGCTACGCGCTGGCGGACGGCATGAGCCTGCGCGAGCTAGTGCGCTTCATCCTCTCCGACTATGCGCCACCGATCGAGGAAACGAGCGAAGAGTGAGCAGTCTCCGCGTAGTTCCCCTCACTTTCCCGAAGGCCAATGAATGCGTCCGCATGTGGCATCGGCACCACGCACCTCTTCCTGGCGGATTCGCTTGGTACTGCCTCGGGGCAACACAGGAAGGACAAATCGTGGCAGCCGCTATCTGCGGTCGGCCGACGAACCGCAACAACGATGACGGACAGACAGTAGAAGTCATCCGACTGGCGAGCGATGGAACACGAAACGCTTGCTCGTTTCTTTACGGCGCCTCCGCTCGTGTCGCACGAGAGATGGGCGCCTCCCTAATCCTTACCTACACGCTCGAAAGCGAAGGGGGAGCATCGCTGCGCGCGGCAGGCTGGAACCGAGACAAGGACGGCATCCAATCTTGGTGGACACACAATGGAAGCAGAACTCCCGCCGTGACGCGTCCGCATCATGACGAGGCTAAGACGAGGTGGTCGGTTCGTTTCCGTGATCCGGTACAGGCGGAACTTCCTGGCATTGGTTTGTTCGCAGAGGTTCTATCGTGAGCCGCCAGTTTGATTGGCTCCTCGCAGGCGCCTGGGCCGCCGTCCTCGGCGTCGCCATCCTCACCCTGATCGGGATCGTGCTGTTGGTGGGGTGGATCGCGTGACCGTCGCCGCCCTCTACGTCGAAACCAACGGCGTCTACTACGGCCTCCCCGACGTAGACCCTTGGGATGAGGAGCGTGATGCGCGGTTGTATGCGGGGCCGTGGCCGGTCGTCGCACACCCGCCCTGCGCCCGGTGGAGCATCCTCGCAGGAATGATTGAGACACGTTACGGCTACAAGCGGGGGGACGATGGGGGCTGCTTCGAGGCCGCACTCAACGCGGTACGGAAATGGGGTGGCGTCCTCGAGCATCCCGCCCACTCAGCGGCCTTCCGAACCTTCGGTCTCCCTATACCGACCCGCGGAGGTGGATGGGTGGGGACCCTTGACGATGGGGGATGGTCATGCTGGATCGACCAGGGCTGGTATGGACACACTCTAAAGAAGCCAACATGGCTCTACTGCGTGGGCACCGATCCGCCGGCTATGAAATGGGGCGAAGGCCCAGGCATCATTCTCCCCCGAAGGTACGCGCCTACGGTAAAGAACCCATTATTCGGGCCGTCGGAGACTGAGCGTAAACGTCTGACTATGCCGACGCCGCCAGCGTTCCGCGACGTCCTACTCGACATGGCGCGGAACGCGACGGGTACAGGCTTAGACTTCGTCTACCAGCGCGCAGCACACCTTGAGATTTCTGATCTCAAGAGTGTTGCCGGAGGCGAGCGATCCGGGGGCGCCTTCCAACCCGACTTCGAGCGCGCCGAGAACGAAGTCACCGATCTCGTCGGCGGTGATCCTACTTTCGGGGACTTCGACGTTCAGGTGGATGAGGATGGTACGGGGCATGTTTCCTCCTATGGGACGGTGACACCTGCGACACTACCATCTTCCGGGGCCGATTGCGAGGGTAGGGACGGTGACACTTTCCTCCCCTCCACGGCCCCGGTTCTCCACGTCTATGAGAATGACGAGGCGACTAGCCTCTTTGGCTATCCCGACGGAAACGGTGAGCGTTGGTGACCCTGTTGCTCGACATGGCTCGCAGCGCAGGCCGGGTGCCCGCATGAGCGGCCACGCCGACACCATCCTTGAAGCTGACCGCCTCTCGGCTATCTGTTCGCTGCGGAGATTTACGCCACAGGAAGCGGAGGAAGCTGTCGATGTGTTACTGGCGATCCCGGAGCTTGTGGCGGAGAACCAACAACTACGCGACGCGCTGGAACAGATCGACGCAGCAGGACGCGTCGAGGTGCGGTATGGAGGTCAGATCGCGGGAGCCATGAAGGACATCGCGCGCGCTGCTTTGGCCGGTACGCCGAGCGAGGCCACCGGATGATCGCAGTGGGCCAACAGACGTGCCTTCCTATCCCTGCCGATGAGTGGGAACGGATCCACAAGTTCGATCCGCGAGGGGCTGCTCTTGCCGACGAGCATTACAGCCGACGCAAGGTCGGCTCGCTCCAATGGATGCCCCCCGGCGAGACGCTGAACCTGCTCTCGGGGGATGGTCGCGCGCTGTTCGGTTGGTGGCGTCCACATCCCGCCAGCGGCTTAAAGGCCATGAATGGCTTGGACGGTTGGACTTGCACGATCTTCCGCAATACCGGGAATGTGCGGTCGAGTCTGCTCATCCTTCGCGCCGAACTAGAACTCAGAGAGCTAGACCGTGGCTGCGGCCCGGACGGGATGCTCACCTACGTCTGGGATAAGAGGGTCGTCTCGGCAAACCCCGGCTACTGCTTCAAGATGGCCGGCTGGAATGTCATCGGTCGTTCGGCGGACGACAAAAAGACGCTCCTTCACAAGCAGTTCGATCTTGCCGGTACGCCGAGCGAGGACACATGAGCGGCCAGGCCGACACCATCCGCCGCGTGTTGAATCAGCTAGGACTGATCCGCTATGGGCGCTTCGAGCGCCCCGCTGCTCAGGAAGGACTGGATGCTCTGGACGCGCTTGTGGCGGAGAAACAGCGGCTACGCGACGAAAGACTTGATGCCATATCACAATGGGAGAAGGCGGACAAGGAGACTAGGCAACTACGAGACGCGCTAGAGTTCTGGTACGCCGCGATCGACAAGGCGCAGCGGCTCGACAACACCGGAGGCGACTCAGCCGTCGCTGTGTCGCTGAATTCGTGGGACGAGGCCCTGCATGACGATCGCGCTGCTTTGGCCGGTACGCCGAGCGAGGACACCGACGTACTGATGAAGTGCTCGATCTGTGACTCGCAGTTCCCGACCGCTGCCGAGCGTGATGCCCACTATGAACGCTGCCTGTCACAAGATGAGGCGCTGGGCGAGAGGTTCGTGGAATGGCCTGCTGGTACGCCGAGCGAGGACACATGAGCGGCACAACCGTCTGGTGTTCACTCGACAACATCTACTACGACGGCCTAATGACGATAGAGATGGGTTGCTACTCAGGCCAGGGGCCGGTGCATTGGCTGGGACGCGAGCTGCCAGAGGTGCAACCGAACCGGAACGCAAACGCAAGCCGGGAAACTCCCGAGGACGCGCTGTCGAGGAAAGGAAAGGGATCGTATTCAGATGGCCTCTCATAATCCTGACCCTACTAGCCGCAGCAACCAGCCTTTCGATCAGCGCATCATCGACCTCGCCAAGAGTGCCGGCGATCAGGCACCACTACACGATCCGGGCGGACGTGAAACTCCGCCGGCACGCGATTCGCAGGGATCGACGCCGTTTGTTGTACGTGTCGGCCTCGAGGCGGCTCGCAGCTATCCAGCGAGTCAAGGAGAGAGCGCGAGCGATCTCATACTCCGCATCACAGCCGACATCTTTCGTCGCAACGGCCTCAGCGCGTCCCGTGCCGAGTTCGCCGCCTGGGAGCTCTGGACTGCATTACGCCCTCTGGACCTGCATACATAACGGAGAAGGAGCATGGAACGCGAACACAGGGAACGGCTACTACGGCGGGCTGCAAATGACCTATGGCTGGGACGGCCTCGTCGGCAACGCAGCCCTGCTCTCACCCGAGCAGCAGATGGCAGCGGCGGAAACCGGGTACCGCCAGTCGGGCTATTCGGAGGCTTGGTTGCTGGGGCAGTGGCCTGTCAGTTCTCGAAGCTGCTTGGGTTACCGCTGACGGGACCGGCGAGGACGTGGTGAAGAAGAAGACGCACCGCTGGGCACGCGCTACTTACATCGATCTCCGCTACGGGATCCTGTGCGAGTGTGGGAACTTCAAGACCGATCAGGCTCTCACCTGTGCCTCATGCGCTGTGGAGCGTCGTCGCAGTCCTGACTATTGGCAGCGGATGACGTGCGCGAGCTGTGGTGGTCCGAAGTCGAAGAACGGGAGGATCTGCCGTCGTTGTCGCCATGAGGCGATGCGCGGAATCAGTCAGCCGACAGGTTCACCGCAGCCGCAGTCTCATCCGTGGCGTAAGTCGTTCGCGTGTGTTGTTGACGAGTCCGCCGGCATGAAAGACACCGTTGGCTAGAGGCATCCAACGCGAGCGCCAGCTCCGCCACAGCCTCGAGGCGGACGATTGGGTCGTGATCCGCGCTGCGGGCAGTCTCGGCTGCGCCGACCTTGTCGCGTTGAAGGATGGGAGGACGCCGATGATGATCGAGTGCAAAGCCACAGCGCGGGGTCCGTATGCGAGGTTTCCGCCTGCGAAGCGGAAGGATCTACGGCAGGTTGCGGAGTGGGCTGGTGCGGATGCGTGGCTTGTTTGGTGGCCTCCGCGTGGTAAGGCGACATGGCTGCCGTGGCAGAGCTGGCCGACATGAGCGAACCTCCTATGGGAATTGCCTGACTCAGGCTCGCATCGCGTGACAAACCTTGAAGCGATAGAGCGTCTGTTGCACGGAGAGGCTACGAACCTCCAACTTCGCAACGCTGGTCTTGAGTTGTTGTCACTCTGCCGTTACCAGCAGGAATCGTTTTCCTCCTATCAGCGCCGCAAGACCGTTGATGATTTGGTTGGACGTGGCCTTCTGCGGGACCGTACTGGCGACGAACCGACACTCTGGGATTCAGCATGATCCGTGCTCTCTGTCCCGTCTGCCACCGCGAGCATCCGATCGAGTTCATCGACGATGGAATGGGACGCGAGGCGCACAGATATCGCATCGCGAAGCACAGGCGCGCCACACGCAACAACAACGAACGCCACCGCGACTGGTTCAACCCTGGAATGCCATGCGAGGGCTCAGGCATGTTGGCACACAAACCGAGGGTGGCTTAGACTCCCTCCTCCATGACTGGCCCTTGAGCAGCCTAGAGGAGCGGTGGCCGCACCCGGCACGGGTTGGTGTCGCGATGCGCCTCGCCAAAGACGTCGGAACCTGTGCCGAGCTGCTCGAGGGCGGCCCGGTGGATCCTGACAGGGTCGACCATAAGCAGTTGAAGTGGGCGAAGCAGCGGCTTCTGGTGCGTCTTGATATGCACGCCATCGACCTCCTCAAAACCGGGTGACGCAACTGCGTCCCATCCACGAGATCGGCCTCGCACCAGACGACGAACGACAGCGCCAACAACTCGAAGACGCCGAGGTCGACGCATACCGTGTCCCAGAAGCCGGAGTCCTACCAGACGACGCGAAACGCGGCGACTTCACCGACCGCGTCCGCTCCAGGCAACTAGACCTCGTCGACAGGATCCGGCACGGCATCCCACCAGCCGAATACCTCCCCGCCTCGGACCTGATGCTCAGGCGCGGCAAGCGCCACTACTGGGCGGCACCGAAAAAGGTGGGCAAGTCGCTGGGCGCCCTGATCCACGCTGGCGACATGGTGCTCGCCGGCGCAACCGTCGTCGTGTTCGACCGTGAGAACGGTGGCGACCTGTATGCGTCCCGGCTCGAGGCGATCATCAACGGACGCGAGATGAGCACACTCCAACAGGCTCAGCTCTCGAAGAACCTTTCCTACTACGAGTTCCCACGCTTCCGCAAAGACGACGGCAACGAGTTGGTCAAGCTGTGCCTGAACGCCGACCTCGTCATCTTCGACAGCCAACGCATGTACCTCAGCGACCTCGGGTTGGAGGAGAACTCATCGGACGACTACGCCGAATTCATGGCCGCCCTGGTTGACCCGTTGTTCGCCGCAGGCATCGCTACCCTCATCCTCGACAACACAGGCCACGGCGACAGCAAGCGTGGCCGTGGTGCCAGCAGCAAAGGCGACCTGAACGAGGTGCTGTTCACGCTAGAAACCATCGAACGGTACGGACTTGACCACACTGGAAAGGTGCGTCTCGAGATCACAGACTCACGGTTCGGCGACACAGGACGCTGGGAGATGAGCCTCGGCGCAGGCAAGTTCGGCTCCTGGGACAAAGTCGAACACACACACGATGTCGCTGCTGATGGGGCGTTCCGTTACACCGGCAAGATGGAACGAGTCAGCATCTTCATCGAGAACTGCGCCGACCCACAGGGCAGGAACACGATCTGTGACGCTATCGGCGGCAAAGGCCAATACGTGAGAGCGGCGATCGACTCGCTGATCCGTGAAGGCTACGCACGCGCGATCGAGGGTGCGAGGGGCGCGAAGTTTGTGGAGTCGTTGAGGCCGTACCGTGAGGACGACGACCACGCTGATGACAATGGCTCTGGCGATGGGATTCCCTGGTGAGCGTCACCATCATCCGCGACTACTGGCCTGACGCCAAGAAGGTACTCACCGACCTACAGTTTCGAGTCGTCACGCTGCGTGACCGTCAAGGCCATAGTTGGCTCGAGATTGCGGCCATCATGGGTCGAGATAGCGCCACCGTTAGAGGCCATTATCGGGCTGCTGGTAAGCGGATGTCTGACTTCTACGAAGGGACCGGGACATGAGCATTACAGGAAACGCTGTCATTCTTGAACCAGATCCAGCAATCCCACCCGGAAGCTCTTGCCAAGAATGTGAGCGTCCCTATGGGCTGTCTCATCTCGGAACATGCTCAGGAGCGGCCATCATGGGAGGCTCGGGAATTGTGGGATTCAGAGAGAAGTCTGATGGAACTACAGAGCAGCTACCGTTCGGGCGCGTAAAAGGCCCCGGCGGCGAGTTCTCAAGTTACGCAGACTGGCTCAAGAATGGCTAGCGTCGCCCTACCACGCTTCCTCGAAACACACGCCACCAGAGCAGACCACGCACGCAAACTCGAGGCCGTCGTCAGAGAATCCGGCGGCAACATGCAAGTGTTGAAGATGGCGCATACAGCCGCGGATTCACGATCACTTCGAGGTGTGCCGTGCGTCGGAAGATCGATCGCTGGCGTGATCGCCGGCACACAACCCGAATCGGTCGTATGTCACTAGAAGCCGAACTCGCGTGGGCTGCTGGTCTGTTCGAGGGCGAGGGATACATTGTTAGACGCAAGGTTGGTGTGCGCGTCTACATCCAAGTGGGCTTACAAACGTGCGATCTGGACGTACTTGAACATTTTGTCGCCGTCCTTCGCAGCCACGGAATCAAGCGCTCTGATAGGCCGCACGGTGTTCAGCATGACTCGTCGATCTTGAAACGGCGGCGGCGGCAAACCCATCATAAGCAGGCTTATTCATGGAGCACTACTGGACATACTGGTGGAGAAGCTTTCCTGCTGATGCGTCCATTCTTAGGTGTCCGCAGACGAGAAACTGGAGATGCGATCCTCTCCGAAGCGACTGAGATATTAGACCGTGTTAGAGCTCCTATTGAATGCATCGGCTGCGGCAAGTCCTTTGTTCGCAGGGATCACGGGCAGTCAAGGACGTTCTGTACAAAGGCGTGCCACGCCAGATGGAAATGGTCACAACCGGGCGAAAGGGCGAAGGCGCGAGAGCGTGAGCATCGCTATCAGATTCGTCTTCGTCAGCGCTCTATCCACGAAAACCAGCTTCCTCTCCGGTAGCCCACGTGGTATAACCCAAGCTTGTAGGGGAACGGGCCGGCGCCGCCTCCGTGAACCTAGACAGTCCGTTGGCATCAGGCGCCGGCCCTCCAAACCTAGGTTGTCCTCTGAGTCAAACCTAGGCTTGTCTCTGATGCCAAACCTAGGCCGTCCTCTGATGGAACCCCGCGGCGCGCTAATCATCTCCTATTCCTACCGGAATAGTAGGGATTCCCGAACGGCTGTTCGTGCCACTCGCAAAGGATAAAGCCGCGCGCCTCGGCCGCGTCTCGCCTATGCGAGCTCGCCGCCGATCGCCGCTCGAGCGTCGGCGCCTTTGTAAAGCCTGCGCGCGCACCCTTGCGTAGCGGTCGCCGCGGTGCTTTACTCCTCTCGTCTAGGTTCACTACAAGAGAGGCAAGGCCAATGGCCGCACAGAAGAAACATCGGACGCATCTTCGGGGTCGTCCGAGCATTTATCACGTTGTTTGTGAAGACTGCGGAGATCTATACGGGATCGCGCTAACTCTCGCTGACGCAAAGAAGCGTGAGGCGCAACATCGCCGCGACATGAAACCGGCAACCGCCGATCGGCTCAACCGGGAGGACAACTAATGATCGGTAGCACCGCAGTCACCATGATCTTCGGGATCCCGCTGTTCGTCATCGGGATCCCCGCATCACTCATCCCCGTCTACGTTTGGGTGCGCTTCGCCCGGACGCCGAAAGGCAGGCGGTAACCATGACGCCACAAGTAGGCGATCGCGTCCTAGCTTTCCATCCCATGACCATGGGAGTCATCAAACCTGGGACCGTGCTAAAGGTTGGGAGCACGCAATCCGCGACGGCGAATCGTGTCGTCCTTGTGGATTTCGGTTCGCTCGCATGCGCGCCTAAAGGCGAAGGATTCCCGCGGCGCAACGAACGCGGCATCTTCCGCGTTCGTGCTGAGGACATCACCGCCACCCTGGAAAGGACACCATGACAACCGCAACGATGCTAACCAAGAGCCTCAACGGACTAGCGTTCCCCGTCATCCGGGTCCGCTTCCACGGGCCGACCGACTACCGCGGGTCACGCTACATCGCGACCCTCCACGGAGTCCGCTACACGGAATCCTACGACTACGCGCTAAGCGGCCCCTCGAACGCCCTCAACGCCGCCGTTGAATGCTGGAACAAATACCGGGCCGAGCACGAGGAGACGTCCGCCGGCGACGAACAGCCGCGCGTATTCATCCCCGGAGACCTTGACGCCGACTCCTATGCGTTCACAGTAGTCCCGGCAGGGTTCCTCTCATGAGCGCCCCAGCCGACATCACCATCGGCGTCCTCGCCCTCCTAGCCCTCGCCGACCTACTCAAAGTGAAAGGAAAAAAATGATTACCGAGACCGGAATCCCCACAGACTTTGAAGTCCAGCCGATCGCCCCAGACGACCCAAGCGCCATAGATCCGGCTACCTGCGGAACGTGCGGACTCACTTGGGACGATGGCATAAGCACATCATGGACCCCAGCGCCAAGCGGACGATGTCCGTTCGAATACTTCCACACCGCGATCCGGCTCGAGTACCTACGCTCACAGATCGACGAAGAACAGATCAGCACTGGAGAAATCGCCGAGCTGCAAGGTCTCGCCGCCGAGATCGATCCAGGCGACGTGCAACTCCGCGAATGGGCAGGAGTACCGGAAGAGCACGCCTACCTCAGCAGCGAACAGCGCGAGCTGCTCAAACTCACCGCCAACGCAGTGACCAACGGACTCCTCACGCAAGAACACCGCGAATTCCTAGACGACTGGATCCTGGCTCGCTAGCACGACCAACGAACATAGCCGCACCACCAAGAGCCCCGCGAAAGCGGGTCTCTTGCTATGCGCGCGCGCAGCTCGAGCGCAGCCACGTCGCGACCACGTCGCTGGATGGTCGCGACCACGTCGCCACACCACCGCCAACCGATCGCGCTACTCCAGCGATCGAAACCAGCACGTCGACGAGCTCGTGCGGCAAGCCCCCGAAAACGGGGCCAAAACTTCTAGATGCCGCCGGCAGCGAGTTAGGTATGAATCCCACGCCCGCTGTAGCAACCACCCACCAAGCCACCACAGCCACGCAGACGCCACGCCAGCCCACGCCCATACTCCCACCCGCCCACAGCGCCGCAAGCAGTCCCATGGGGGGGCACCACATTTACGTGTTACAAACCATGCTCTCCTAG